GCGATTTCACCAAAGTAGTCAGAATTAGTAATGTCACCCACAACAGTCGATTTACGAAACGCAAGCTGTACTTGTTTCGAGTAGATTATTGGCGAAAAATTACCGTTAGGTAAATTGCCATAACCTGACGTTGTTTGAAATGCCATAATAAATCCTCCTATAAAAGTTGTTATGACGTTAATATAACAAACTTATGATTATAGAGGCTACGCTTTTTTAGAGTTGCATCGTTGTTTGACTTCATGATTTCAAACTAGATGGGTCTATACTTGTCGTAGGTAGTCAGACAATCTCTGTTTGTACGTGTTAGTTATATTTAAAAACAATACCTTGTCAACACTTTTTTATCGTGCTGCACCAGATAAATCATATACAAACTTACCTGATCGCATTGCTTCCATTATAGCTTCCTGATTTTTAGCATACTCCTTGTCAGACATCTTATCTACTTGGGATTCCCTAATGTAGTTATTAGATTCATCAGAAGTCGGGGAAGCTTTTGATTTAGTATTAACAGCGGAGGCAGCAGACTTGCTACTACTCTTTTTAGCTGTAATACCATTGTCAACTTTGTAAAGGTCTATAACTCTTGCTACAGACTTTGCATCATCAACATTTTCATACAAGGCATCTTGCACCCACTTTGGTTGCGCCTCTGCCCAGTCATGAAACTTATCGTCTTCACGTATCTCTGCAAAGTCAGGATGTAGCTTTAACAGTTCTGCTTCTGCTTTCTCCTTAACCGCTTCAACACGCATACGCTCTATGTCTTGAACACGCTTGTCAAGATCAGTAGAACGCTCTTTTGCTTTTTTGTCAGCTATGGACTCCACTATACCTGCTACGTCAGGATATTTTTTAGTCCACTCTGCTATCTCCTCTTCAGACTTGGGAAGAACCAACTCATTTTTAGTAGCTTTTGAAAGCTGTGCTTCGAGAGCTTTAATTCTTTCCTCAGTCTCCTTATCTTTAGATGCCATGTGTCTCCGTAGATCACCGTATCTTTTCTTAAAAGATAGCTCCTCTTTTGAAAGATCCTTATCTTCTTTTGTTGCTTCCTCTCCCTTTTCAGGATCAGATGCCTCTTTGATCTCCTCAGTAGGTGCAGTACCTTCTTCTCTGGCTTTGAGAAGTTCTTGTAGTTCCTCCTCGTCTTTTTTGATACGCTCTGCGTTTTTGTTTTTGCGTGGGCGTGGATCAACAAACCCTGCTACTTTTACTTTTTCT